CGTGTCAATGCTTAAAACTTGAGGATCTTCAGTTGAGTTGTTTGTAAAGTTAAAGTTTTGAAAAGTTCCATCTTCACTTTGAAAACTAGATGTTAAAGCTCCAAAAGTAATAGGGCTATAAAAAACACCTTGGTTTTGCTGTATTACAGCGCCACTGTCATAACCACCAATTTCAGTTATTTCTTCTGAAACTCTATCGTTTACCGTAGTAACTATTTTAGGCTGTGTTAACGGGTTTTGTTTTATTACAGTTATTAAACTTTCTTTTAATGGAGTTTGTATAAAATTACCAAAGTCGTCTTGCCATGAATGAACAGAGTGCTCATATATAGAGTTTCTACTATTTCTAAATCTTTTTAACGATACTTTTTTAGGCTCAGTTTTATTGTCTGTAAAGTATAAAATATCATTAATTAAATTTATACCTGTTATGATATTATTTTTAGGTGTAGGTGTAGTAGGAGTTCCTGTAGTATTAGCTTCAACTTGTTCTAAACCATCATTAAAGTTTAATATTTTAGGTGAAGTAAATTTTAAAACAACACCGTTGTCTATGTCTATTTGGTTATAAAAAAATCCACTTTGTGCTGTAATTTCTATTCTACCATTGTCTTCAGTTGAAGGTAATATTTTCTTAACAAAAACCTCGTTGTCTGCACCCCAAATATCATGACCAGATAAATCTATTTTTTGAACGCGCATACCAACTCTTATGCCTAAAGGTATATGAGAAGATCCTTGCTCGTATATGTTTGAAGAAACAGTTGCTAATCCTTCTATAATAGTTTGAGTTTCTTGAACAGACGCAGCAGATCTTACTTCAAAAACATCTGTTAAAACAGGTCTAGTAAATCCACCGTTTTGATTTTGATAAGCGTTAAATTCAAATATACAATCAGACACTACGCCTGTTTTTCTAATAACACCATTATAAGTGCCATTGTTTACTAAGTCAGAAGCTTTGTGTACAAAGTTGTATATTCTTTTGTTTGTTTCGTCAGAAAAGCTAGCTACAGTAAAAGCATTATCACTAATAGCTAATGAACCTGCTATTAAGCTACCATTGTTTTGATCTACAATAGTTACAGACTCGTTACCTTTTAAATTTTGAGCTGAGCCAGTATTATTATCTTCAGAGCTAGATATTTGTATATTAAGAGCATCTCTGTATTGCCCATTAGGTATCAACCTCTCATCGAGGTCTTTATTCATTTTGCTCTTGAGAAAATTTTTCTTAAACTCAGCCATTTATTAATGTTTAATTCGTTTAGACTTGCCTCTTAATATTTGAGTTAATTCACCAAGCTTAATATTAGATAATCTAAGCTTAGCGTTTCTAGTAGCAGCTCTTTTATCTTTTTTTAATCTTTGAACAACATACTCAGGAGTTTTATCTCTGTTAGATAATATAGCGTAAGCTATATGTTTATACATAGCTTCTTCTGCAAACTTATGCACGCGCATTTCAGCGTCTGTACCTAAACTATCACTTATATACTTTATAGTTATAGTTTTTCCTGAAAGCGAAGAGCTAAAATGAAATTTACCTTTTAATTCGTCTATATAGTATGTGCCATTAGCTTGAGCTTGCGCTGGCTCTAAGCCATATCTTCTACCTAAGAAAAAGTCAAATAAATCATTATCATAATCGTGATAATCACTATTTATTACTACAGACTGATTTTTAAAATTCTCCCAAGTATTAGACTCTGTTTGTAAATCTATATTACCGTCAGCTGCAGCATCTATAAAGTTCTCGTCACCTATAGCACCTGTTTGAAGCGGAGCTGTAGGATTACTACTATATATAGCTGGGTACAATATTCTTTCAACGCCTGAAGCATCTGTTCTACTTAATTTAACATAGTGAACGTAGTCTTGAGGTATTGAAACTTGTAATGTAGCTGGCACTTCTAATTCAAAAGATTTAACGCATTTTAAAGTATCAAAGCTAAGCTCTTGCAAAGCTCTTTGTGCGTGAAACCTAACATCTGTTTTACTAACTTTACTTATTAGTTTATCTTCACCAACATATATAACTAAAAACGCGTTTATTATATCTGTTAAAGAAGTAAACTGATACGAGCCAAAATTTGATCCGCCATAATAAGATGATTGAGTTTGCGATATTTGAGCCATTTATTATTGTTTTTCTTGTTGTATATCTGCTGCTTCTTCTCTACTTGCTTGATTATATAACGCTGGATCTTCTATAGATATACCAGCTAATTTAAGTATAGTGTAAACTAAGTTAGATTCTTCTGACTGATGAATTTCAAAGTTTTGAGCATCACTAGCGCTAGAGTTGTATATTGCTTTACCTAAAACAACATTATAAGTCCAGTTTACTAAAGCTGGCTTTTTAATATAATCGCATGTAACATTGCTAGTTTTTTGAGATATACTAAAGTCTGCGCTAGATGTATGACCATAAACTTTTATAGCGTCTTCAGTTCTAATGTAAATTGGAAACTCATCTCTTGGTGATAAAAGATAACTATTTTGTATTCTATAAAAATCTTTTAATGATATAAGTTCAGCTTCAACACCATTAAATCTTACACAGCTTAATCTATATAAATCTGTAGGTAATGTTGTTCCAGAGGTTACAGTAGAGTTGTACTTTTCAAAAGTACTTATTTTTTCTTTTAAAATTTCTATTGGGTCAGCATGAGTTGTATCATTGCCGTGAACTCTTAAAAATTGATTTAAATCATAGAAGTATTGATCGAATATGTCTAACTGAGCTTGATTAGCAAGTCTGTTAAATTCTTGAGGATTTATATAACCTCTTTGTTCTTTGTTGGCAATAGCCAATACTCTTTGATAAACTTTGTTTACTTCTACTGCCATTTATTTTATTTTTAATATAAAGTTGAGCCACCTCTCTTGGCAGCTCAACTCTATAAATAATCACTTATTTTAAGCGCTTTTCAATATTGGAATAGACTTCCATACCTTCATCAGTTTTAAACCAATGTGCTAATGCTGTATATGGATGCTCGTCAAATGGTACTGTCATTATTTTTCTATTATTAGACGACCATAAAAAATAACGCTGATCGTTAGATAGTGATATAATACCAGACTCTACAGCTTTTATACCAAAGTTTCTTAACGTTACATTATCATCAGAGGCTAACTCTAAGAAGAGAATAGGATTTCTACGTGCAAATAGTAGTAAATCTCGTTTAAGCTCTTTAGAACTTAAGTTAGCAACTTCAGAGCCTTTCTCTACGCGCATAATAGCTTCAGCTAAATCAATATCAATATTTCTAGCTAAATCTAAAGCTTCTATTTCCATTTCTAAAACTTCTATTTCATCTGCAGCTGCAGCAACTGGTTGCCACTCGTAATAAAGTTTATCTTTATGCGGATGATAAAGCGATAAAAGTTTTTGTAATACTGTTTTATTCTTAGGAACATATAATGCTCCGTTTCTAAATATAATATGAGAAAGTCTTTGATCACCTTTCATTTCATCTACAAAAGTAGTTCTTTGATTTTCACAATACTTTAATTCTCTTTCGTATTGTTTTTCTTCATCAAACCAATATATACCTGCAGATTTTATCATATAAGACAAAGGTTTTCTATCTTGCGTTAAGTAATAAACTCTATCTTTGACTTCCCAAACTGGTTTTTTAGGCTCAGGCTTTTTTTTAATTTTAACCTCAACCATTTCATTTGTAGCTTTAATTTCTGGCTGAGCTACTTCAGCTTTTTTTGTTTCTTTTTTTGCCATGATATAATATAATAAAAATTAAAAAGCCAAGGGCCGAAGCCCTTGACTAAATGTTTATGCTTACTTCATCAACATGAAGTTGTTAGCACCTTGAACAATTAAACATCTTTCAGTTAAGAAGTGTAATTGCATTGCATCTAAAGCAGATGTAGCAGCACCGACAGAGCCAGTAACCCAAGTCTTCATTCTACGATCATCTGTTTGAGAAGCTCTAAATCGTACGTGTAGTAACGGACGTCTAACAGCTGATCCTACAGTTTGATCATATACAGAAGAAGATCCAGCAGGAATAATAACCCCACGGATAGCGTTAACTGTATCTCTTTCATTGATACCACCACGAGTAGCTTTATCGTTTAAGTAACGGAAGTCAGACTTATAGAAGTCGTAAGATCCTCTACGGAAACCAGAAAAGCCTAAGTTTAATGCCATATCTTCAGAGTTGTCAAATACACCGTAAGATGTACCACCAGCTCCGTAAGAGTTCATTGAAGCTAGCATATCATCAACAGCTAAACTAGTAGCTCTATTAACGAATAACATGTTTTCTTCAATAGCACCTTGCTTATCAAACTCTGCTAAAATAGCGTCAAACTCAGCTAAATCAGTAGCAGCGTTAACACCAGTTACACCAGTAGTAATATTACCTCTATCTTCAATAGCAGCGAATAAACCTTCAGTACCAGTTAATGTAGTACCATCAGTTCCTAAGAAAGCATCAACTTTTGAATTAGCAGCTACAGTCTTTTTAGACTCAAGCATTGCCATTTCAATATAGTCAGTGAAACGAGCTCTTGTATCAGACTCAGCTTTTAAATACCATAAGTAACCAGAAGCTCCGCCTTCAGAAGAAACTTCAACCCAACCAATACGAGATGCATCAGATCCTGATACTTCGTAATAATCTTTCATGATAATAGGTTTGTTCTGGAAAGACTTAAACTGTGGTTCATTAGCTTGTCTTGAATTAGTTAACGCAGCGCCCGGAGCGTTATAACCAACTCCTTTAGCAAACTCAGATCCATAAACTAATAAAGTTGCAGAGTCGCCAGATCCAGCAGCTAAACCAGCGTTAGCAAATGTAGCTGTACTATTACCAGCGTCATATAGCGCAATACTAATTTGATCGTTAGTAACGTCTGTTACAAGACCACGTGCTGTAGCGCTAGCGTCAGCTACTAATACCATATCGTTAACTCTTACACCATGATCAACAGCTGAAGTACCAACAGCGTTACCGTCAATATCAGTGTCAATTTCAAAAGTACCACCCTCTTCGTTACTGTTACCAGTTTGTTGAGTTGCGTTAGCAATGTGTCCTTTGTATGATAAATGTAATCTACCTTGTTCAGACCATACAACTTGATCAGCTGTCATAGCCTCTTCTGCACCTACTTGAGCAAGGAAACCAGAAATTGTACGAGGTCCAAAAACCTCAGCTTCTTTTTCCATCAAGTCAGGTACGTATTGTTGCGCCCAGCCTTGTCCAGCTGAAGACGCTAAATCTAAATAGTTAGTTTCTAACGTCGCTTTAGTTGACGCTGGAACACTATTTAAATTAGTTCCTGCAGTAATTGCCATAATAAAATGTTTTTAAATGTTATCTATTCTTTTTAATTTTAAACTTAAAATCGTTAGAGCTATCACCTAAAACCCTTACTTTTATCCCGCTATTATTAGCCACTTCGCCAAGTTGTTGCCTTGGGTCCATGTTAACGTTCTTAGACTTAGCAATGCTTTCTTTTATAGCATCAGCTTTGCCTTGCTCGTAAAAGTGTTGAGCAACAGCATCTGGATTCATAGCTGTAAATAAAGATTTATGATAACCCTTAGCATCTGACATTTCATTACTTTCGTTCAAAAACTTTTTGACAAAGTTATTAATATCGCTTTGAGTATCTTTAACAGAGTCAGCGTTTTTAACGTTATACCTAAACTTTTTATCTCCAATATTAAACTCAAAACCTTTGAAGTTTTTATTGAATAATTGATTAGTTTTATTTAAAAACGTTCTCTTCTGTTTTTCAGCCACAATCTTTTGCTCGTCCGATTCTTTGTTGTATCGGTTGAAAAAGTCTACAGCTTTTTGCTGCTCAGGAGTGAGCTTGCTTCCAGCTTTAACTTCTTCGTAATATTTAGACTTTTGCCCGTCTAAGTAGGCTTTCGCTTCAGCAACTTGCTCTTTCAAAGCGATTTTCTTTTTTCTAATATCTTTTTCATCATCAACCTCTTCATCATAAGAGAAAGTTTCGTCCATTAAAAACTGTCTTTCTTCTTCTGTTAAATGAGGTTTAGTAGCTCTATAGTATTCTTGAAGAACTGTTAGATTATCCATATCTTTATAATCTTGGTTTAGTCTAACATAGTCTTCTAAACTACCACCTGTATCTTCCATGAAGTCAATTAACTTCTGTATATTTTCTGGCAGCGGCTTGCCTGTAGCTTCTGCTTCGGCAATAGCTTCTTGTACTTCTTCAGCTATTTCTTCAGCTTGTTCTTCAGCTTCTTCTTCAGTTATTTCTTCAACAACGGATTCTTCATCTTGAACACTTTCTCCGGTAGGTTCTTCATCTTTTGTTTCGACGTTTTCCTCACGAACTTCTTCGCTAGCTTCGGATTCGTCGCGAACAGGTACCTCATCTGTGCTTTGCTCTCTAGTGGCATCTTCTTCTATAGGTTTACTTAAATCTACTTTAATAACGCTATCATCACCAGCGCTATCAAATTTACTCTCATCAACTGCTTCTGCAGTTTGTTCTTGCGTAGTTTCATCAACTACATTTTCGTTTTCTTCCATAATAAAATAATATATAAATTAATAGTTTATCTAGGATCAAATGCACCTAGATTAAATCCACCACCAAGTATATCATTACCTGCAGACTCAAAGTTTTTAGGTGAACCACCTGTTTTTCTTTGCTCTATAAGTTCTGACTGTTGGCTTGCTTGTATTTTTGTTCTTTCGTCTTTACGATCTTCTTTGTTATTTTCTCTTTGCTTTAAAGTTTCAAACTCTAATTTTTTTAGTTGAGAGTTTAATTCAAACTCTGCTTGCATTAACTCTTTTTTAGCAGCTACTTCTTGAGCCATTTTTTGAGAGTTAAGATTAAATTTAACTTGCTCTAGCTGCGCACTCATTTGAGTCATAGCTTGTTGTTTTTGAACTTCAGCTTGAGCAGCTACCTGTTGAGCTTGAGCATTAGCCTGCGCTTGAGCTTGTATATTTTGTTGCTGCATAGCTTGATCTCTTTTTAATTTTTTAGCTCTACGCAATTTAAGCATTTGATTAGCTAGCTTTATATTTCTTATCTCTCTTAAATCAATAGCATCCTCTAAATCAATATTTTTTTGAGCTAAAGCTTGTTGTATATTATTTTCAAGCAATGCTTTTTCCTCTTCATCAGGAGCTAACTCTATAAATATACCAAAGTCATATAAGTGTAACTCAGAAAGCTCGTCAAGTATAGCTACATTATGAGCGCCTATAGCTTGTACAAAAGCATCGGCAGTTGGAGAATATTCTAGTATATCAGATATTCTAAGAGATAAACACTCACAAACTTCAGATGTTAAGAATAAACCAGCTTGTAATATATGTCTTGTAGCTGTGTTACTATTTGCAGCTGCTAATTTTTGTACGCCAACTAAAGCATTTTTATCAGGTAAGCTACCATCTCTAGCCTCGTTAAGACCTGTAGTATCGCGTATCATTTGTAGATAATAGTTGTAGTTACCTATTAAAGCTTGTAGTTTTCCACCGCCAGAACCACTTGTTATTTCTTGTATTGGTACTTTTCCAGGATTTATATCACCGTCTTGTGTCATTGATCTACCAATAACACTACCTGTTTGGAAAAACATATTTAAAGCTTCCTGCGGGTTATAATTTGTTCCATTGCCTAAGTCTATTTCAGCTAAACCATCAGCATCTAAATAAACACCGTCCGGCACCATACGAGACATTAGTTGCTGTATTTTTAAATGAGTTAGTTGTATCATATCGGCAAAACCTGTTATTCTACTAACTAAGCTTTCTATTTGACCTTTATATATTCTAGGTGCAACAATACTGTAATTCATTTTAACTTTAGTATAATCGCTTTTAGGTCTCATCATGTTTTTACACATTTCCCACTTAATAAGCTTTCTAGCGCCTAATATATAAGCTCCTTCGTATAAAACTTCTACAGCTCTTGTTATTCTTTGAAAGTTTTCATTTTCAGGCGGGTTAAAACTATCATCTTTTA